AAAAAATAACAAGATTATATTACATATGATTTAGGTAAAGACCTAGAAAATATTTCATTCATGCTTGATATGTTAAGAGAGGAGATTAAAGATGAGTAAAAGATTTAAACAAGTAAATGTACAACACTTTGCTACTCTTGTGCAAGAGTTAAAGATAGACCTACTTACACAAGAAGAGTTTGTAAATGCAGTAGAAAAAATATATATGTGCATATTCAGACATAATACTGATGGAGATTTTGTTATACCCACTATGCCTAACGAAGAGGGTAATTGGAAGGTACATAAACCTTCTGCAACTAAAGAAGAAGTAATGGAACTAATTAAGAAAGGACAAATCATATGGGACAAAACAGTAATCTAACTCTTACACAACATTGGGAATTACATCAAGGACTATGGTCTATGCTAGGTTGTGATATGAAAATCATATATAAAGATAGAAATAATATTGTATATGTTGACAAGAAAGAAAATATACAGTACACTTACTCAGCATTAGGAATTTTACAGGAGAAAAAACTATGAGCATAACTTTACAAAAACTAAAAAATGCAGTAAAAGATATTAAGTCAGAATGGTATGACGGAATAAATGATAATCCTACCAAAGAAGGAATGCTTAAATATAATGGTGCATGTGAATCACTTGATTTATTAGTAATACACTTTCAAGAATTAGATGACTTTACAAAATGGAAAAAGGAGAAAAGAGATGCCAACTAAAGCTAAGATAAAAAAGAAACCTAAGAAACCTACTTGGGTATGGGTATATGGAGATGAAATGCCTGAAGTGTGGGAACATTTTGGCTTTCCATATCCAGACCCAGATGATAGAATTAAATTAAAGTTTATTAAGTATGAATCAAAGGAGATGCAACGTGGCTAAGTATACTTTATATGCAAAGAAAGTGTATTACTATCGTAAAGATATTAATGCTCAAGATAGAAAGAGTGCAGAGAAAAGAGGTGCTGACTATGAAGCAGATGACAATGCAGAAAGATTGTTCGAACCTTCAGGTGAGGAGTTTTATATAACAAGTATAGAGGAGAGTGAAGATGAAGTATGAAGAAAAATATAAACAACTATGCGAAGCATTAGTAGGTATAGATGCTACTGAAAGATATAGTCATGAAGAGATAGTAGACTATGCTTATAAGCTGAAGGATATAGAGGAGAAATCTTATGACAGTAAGAAAACTTAATGACGAAGGGCAGATAGACTTAGCAAGAGAATATATTATTGATATGTTTGAAGAGTTACAGGACAGAGTATCTGTGCCTAATATGGTAATGGCTATGCAGATGCAAACAGCAGACCTTGCATATGATACTGCACCTAGTCATACTGTGGCTACGAGTATGCTATTAGAAGTTATTAATATGAAACTTAGAATGGAAATGGAATAAGGAAAGGAGGACTTAGTAGATGATTAAATATATTATATATACACAAAAGAACTGCGAGTATTGTGTCAGAGCAAAGTCATTACTAGATGAAGCAGGAGAAGTATATGAAGAAAGATTATTAGATAATTTACCTAAGATAAAAAGATTTAGAGAAGCAGGACATAAAACTGTACCACAAATCTTTCTACACATAGGTGGGTTTACAGAACTAGAAGAATTTATGTTTCCACCAGAGATATCTTTTGATTCAGATATGCCTATTGATACTAGACCTAGTGCAAAGGTAATACCTTTCAAAGGAAAGATAGGTGCTATCTCTGGAGACAAGGAGGAAGAATGAAATACAAAGTAGAAATAGAATTAGATTTTGATAGAAGACCTAGTAAAAAAACTGTATTAAACAAACTGTTTGATATATTAAGAGATGACAAGGTTGAATATAAATTATATAAGTATAACAATAGGTTATACGATTTTGTTCAGAGGAGAACTTAACTATGATAAATATAACTAGAGATTTAATAAAAGTATTTTTAGCATGTATAGTATGGTATTTATTGTGTTTTACATTACCACTAATTGTGTTATAATAGTATGTTGACAAAAGAATATAAATATAGTATTATTAATTATAAATATATAAATAAAAATTATGTATTAACTAATTATGAGATATATAACAAAATGAAAGAAGAAAATAAAGATATATCTTGGGCATACAATATATGTTTTATAGAAAAATATTTAGGTAAAAAATGATGTATGTAATAGCTTTATATAATCCAGAGATAGATGAATTACCAGATGTATATGAAGAAGATGGTAAAGTAAGATATTTTAAATCTGATATAGAAGCAGAAGATTTTTTATATAGTTTATATATTAAAAATAATATATTGATTAGACCTTTATTAGATGACCATATGATATTAATGGGTGTTCAATGATAGAACCTACACTAATAAATGCTTTTGTCGTTGGTTTAATAGTAGGTATGTTTATTATTTTACTTGCGTATTTTTTAACGAGGTTATAAATGAAAACAAATATAGAAGAAATGCTAAGAAAAAATGTTAGAGATTTACAAGAACAAAATAGAAATCTAATGGTAAGAGTTAAACAATTAAATGATGAATTGTTTGAATTAAAAACAAATAAAAAATATAAAGGGTGGGTAGAAAATCCAGATGCTGCTCATATTAAAGATGAGTAAAGATAGAGAAAGAAGATTAAAAGCTACAGGTAAGTGGTTTAAAAAAACAGAACAAAAAAACTTATTGACAAATCATATTTTTCCTGTACTATTAATAGTAGGATTTATTTTTTATATTATTAATCTGTAGGAGATAACGTTGACTAAAAATTTATGGGATAAAGAAAGTAAAACTTTATTTAGAAAGTATTACAGAGAATATAAAAGTGAAGGGTATGATGACAAAGAGTCAAAGAGATTAGCTAAACAAGATGTTAATGTTGTGCTAGGAGAAAGAATTGACTTTGCTGAATTATTATATAAAGATAAATTAAATGATTATAATTAGAGAGGTAGTATGTATTCAAGTAAATGGTTAGACAGAGGTCCTTGTCCTAAGTGTGGGTCTAGTGATGCCAATGTCAAACATGCAGAAGGATACAGTTATTGTTTCTCTTGTGAAACTAGATTTGGAGAGGGTGAAGATATGAATAATGTAACACCTATGCCTGTTGTAGAAGCTAGACCTTTGACAAGTGATGGTTTGTATGCAGACATAGTAGAAAGAAAGATAAGTAAAGACACAGCAGAAAAGTTTTGTACAAAGATTACAAGAGATGGTACAGTAACTACCAAACACATTTATAAATACTATGATGTAAATGGTGGTCACGTAGCTAATAAGATTAGAAATACATCTAACAAACAGATGTGGACTGAAGGTTCTATTCAAGATGCAATATTATTTGGACAGAACCTTTTTAGTTCTGGTGGTAAATATGTAACTATAACAGAGGGAGAAGTAGATGCTATGTCTGCCTATCAATTGATGGGTAGCAAGTGGGCATCTGTATCTGTTAAGACAGGAGCAGGTGGTGCTTTGAGAGATTGCAAGTCAGCTTTTGAATACCTAGATAGCTTTGAGAATATAGTTATATGTTTTGATATGGATGAACAAGGCAGAAAAGCTGCCAACAAAGTTGCTCAATTGTTTTCTCCGAACAAGTGCAAAATAATGTCTATGGAGTATAAGGATGCCAATGAATACCTTAAGATGGGTAAAAGCCAAGCCTTCAACCAAGCTTGGTGGTCAGCACAACCTTATACTCCTGCAGGCATTATGAACTTACAACAACTAGGCTCTTCATTATTTACGGAAGAGTATTGTGAAACATGTTTGTTTCCTTGGAGTAAGATGAATGATAAAACTTATGGAATGAGAACAGGAGAACTAATAACATTTACAAGTGGTGCAGGTATGGGTAAGTCTTCTATTATGAGAGAGCTTATGCATCACTTGTTCAGAAATACAAAAGATAACGTAGGTATATTAGCATTAGAAGAAAGTGTAAAGAACACTGCATTTAATATTATGTCAGTAGAAGCTAATGCTAGACTATATATAAAAGAAGTAAGAAAAAATTATACTCAAGACCAATTAGATAAATGGCAAGAAGATACTATAGGAACAGGTAGGTTCTTTGCTTTTGACCATTTTGGTTCTATCAGTAATGACGAGATACTTGCTAGAGTTAGATATATGGCACAAGCATTAGATTGTAAATGGATATTTATAGACCACTTATCTATTCTTGTTTCTGGACAAGAGGAGGGAGATGAGAGAAAGTCTATTGATGTGCTTATGACAAAGCTACGTTCTCTTGTAGAGCAGACAGGTATTGGTATGTTACTTGTATCACATTTACGTAGACCTGCAGGTGATTCTGGTCATGAAAATGGTAAGGAGATAACATTATCACATCTTAGAGGTTCTGCATCTATTGCACACTTATCAGATAGTGTAATAGGTCTAGAAAGAAATCAACAAGCAGAGGGAGATGAAGCTAATACTACAACCATTCGTATTCTAAAGAATAGATACACAGGAGAAACAGGTATAGCTACACACTTGTATTATAATAGAGACACAGGTAGATTAACAGAGGTTGACAATCCTTATGAAGCAGAGTATAATGTAGAAAATAAAGAAGAGGTACCTTTTTAATGAAGTGTTATAATTGTGGAACAGAATTAATATGGGGTGGAGACCATGATTGTGAAGATAATGAAGACCATACTATCGTTACAAACTTATCTTGTCCTAATTGTGATGCTTTTCATTTAGTTTATTGGGGTCATAAAGAAGATAATAAACAACAGGAGATAGATTTTGAAAGTAGTTCTTGATATAGAAACAGATGGTTTTAATCCTAGCACAATACATTGTATCGTTGCTAAAGATATAGATACTAATGTTATAACTACTTGGGACCCAGGTATTATGTATGGTTTTAAAAATTGGTCTAAGAATGTAGATACATTTATAATGCATAATGGTTTATCTTTTGATGCTCCTGTTCTAAATAGATTACTAGGCACTACTATTAGACCATCACAAGTATTAGATACATTAATATTATCACAGTTATTTAATCCTATGAGAGAAGGTGGTCATGGATTAAAAGCATGGGGAGATAGATTTAATTTTCCTAAAGGAGATATAGGTAGCTTCTCAAAATATACAGAAGATTTAAGAAAGTATTGTATACAGGATGTAGATATAACTCACAAGTTATATGAGCATTTGAAAAAAGAAGGTAGAGGTTTTTCTAAGTCATCTATTGATTTAGAACATCAAGTAAAAGTTATACTTGACCAACAAGAAAAAAATGGATTTGCTTTAGATATAAAGAAAGCAATGTTGCTACTTGGACAACTGTCAGATGAAGCCAGTCAGTTAGAAAAGTGGGCAATAGAAAGGTTTGAACCTACGAAAGTAGAACTAAAAACAAAGACCAAATACATACCTTTTAATATAGGTTCTAGACAGCAGATAGCTAACAGACTTATGGCTATAGGTTGGAAACCTAAAAAGTTTACAGATAAAGGTAGTGTAATTGTAAATGAAGATGTATTAGATACTATTGATATACCTGAAGCTAAAAAGTTTTCAAGGTTCTTTTTATTACAAAAACGTGTTGCACAAATCAAGTCATGGATTGAATCATTTAACGATAAAACTGGTAGAGTGCATGGTAAAGTAATGACACTGTCT